TGCGCTGGCGCTCGCGCACCGCGCGCCAGGTGGCCTCGTCGACGATGCGCAGCTCGGGCGCATCGCGCACCTGCCACTCATGGCGCGGCCGGTCGACGTAGCGCCGGGCGCCGGTCTCAGGGTCTTTCAGCCACTGGCGGCGGTTCCACACCAGCCGGCCGGCGTAGATCTCGCTGTTGAGCACGCCGGCGCCGCGCTTGGTGTCGCCCACCAGCGCCGACACGGCCCAGGTGCCGCCGCGCGGGCTGAGTACGCCTTCGGTGTTCAACCGGTGCGCGATGCCGCGGGCGCTGTGGCCGGCGGCGAAGTCGGCGAAAATGCGCCGCACCACGTCGGCCTGCGCCTGGTCGACCTCGAGCTGGCGGCCCCGGCCGTCGTCGCTGGGCCGGCTGCGGTAGCCGTAGCAGACGCCACCGACGTGGTAGCCCCGGTCGAACTGGCCGGCCAGGCCGCGGTGGGTCTTCTCGCGCAGGTCGTCGAGGTATAGCTCATTGACCAGGCCGCGGGCGATGCGCATGACCTTTCTGCCTTGCGCCTGGCTGTCGTAGCCGTCGGCGGTGCCGACGATGCGAATGCCGCGATGCTCCAGCCGTTTGGTGATCGTCTCGGCCTCGCCGATCTCGCGGCTCAGGCGGTCCAGGCCCTCGACCAGCAGCACGTCGAAGCGACCGGCCAAGGCGTCGGCCAGCAGCGCCTTGCCGCCGGCGCGCAGGGCGACCGGCACGCTGCCGCTGACGGCGTCGTCGGCATGCTCGGCCACGATATGCCAGCCTTCGCGCGCCGCGCGTTCCCGTGCCGCGCGCAGCTGGTCAGCCAGGCTGGTCTGCCGCTGCTGGTCGGTGCTGTAGCGGGCGTACAGGGCTGCGCGTGGCATCGGCGGGTTCTCTCTGGGCAATGGTGGCGGCCTCGCGCATGATGCGCTCGACCAGCAGCCGCACCAGATGCTGGCGGGCCGCGTCGCGGGCGTCAGGAGTGGGCGGGGTCATGATGGCACGGCCCCGCAGGATCGGCCCAATGCGTCACCGTACCGGCCACCACGCCGCCAGAGTTGCATGCGCGCCAGGCTTCGCCGTCCCACCAGCCGCTGGCCCAATCGCGCTCGCGCCCGTCCTCCACCCACATCAAGACGGTCATGTCGGCGTTGGGCAGACCGTTGGCTACGGAGTGCCATTCGAGCAATTCAGACGCGACAGACCAAGATCGAGGCATGTCAGTGCCGATAGGGTCTGTGCACGATCCCATGTCAGCTGTCCTTCAAGACGTGCCGACGGATGCCAGTGATGCCGTTGGGCAGCGCCACCGGCTCGGCGGCCGGCAGGCTCAGGAACCGCGCCTCGGCCTGGTCGGCCACGCGGCGATAGTCGACCTGCACCTTGGCCGTGTTCACGATGACCTGGCTCAAGTCGCTGATGACGCGCGCCTTCTCGGGCTCCATCGTGCCGGCCTTCACGCGGTCGATGGTGTCGAAAAGGCTGGCGTACAGGTCGTCGATGGTCTTGGTGCTCATGCGGATTCCTTGATCTTGCGGTTGATCACCCTGCTTAGAACGCCGCGCAGTTGCACGACGCGCGCCAGCTCTGGCGGCAAAGTGGTGTGGTAGCTGTTGCGGCGCATCAGCTCGGCGCAGCTCACCAGCTCGATGGCGTCCAGCGTGATCAGCGCCGGGTCGACGGCGGCCCGGCCCGGCTTGAAGACCACCTTGTGCCCGTCGGGGATCGGCCCGTGTGCGGCTTCCCACACCACGCGCGAGACCGGATGCCAGCGAACGGCGCTCGGCCCCGGCAGGTCATTGACCTTGACTTGCACCTGGCCTTCGATGACGCGGTACGAGCCGATCGGTTTCCAGGTGTGCGGCATCGTGCCGGGCTTGAACTGCGTGGCGCGCGTGTTGGGGTGGTGCCCCGTGCTGCCGGGCAGGCCCTTGTTCCACGGCTCCTGGCCGGGCTGGATGCGCGTGCGCCGGCTGCCATGGCCAGGCTGCAGCGTGCGCTGGCGTGCCGTCTCGGCGATCAGCTCGATGGACTTGTGCAGGCCCATGGCGTGGGCCTTGGCAAGCACGCGCTTAATGCTGCAGTCGAAATGCCGAGCGATGTCGACCGTGAGCGTGTCGGCGTAGTGCTGGCGCATGTACGCCTCTTCCTCGGCAGTCCACCAGCGCTTCGGCGGCAGAATGTGGCGGGACTTGGCCATGGGTCAGGCCTGCTGCGGCGCTTCTTCCTTGACCAGGAAGTCGTCCAGCTTGCGGCCGGGATCGTTGCTCAGCGCCACCTTCAGCCAGGTCGGCATGAGGCCGCGGCCCGACCAGGTGCTGCCGGTCAGTTCGTCGCGGTACTTCGCGGGCAGACGCTTGGGCGGCCGGATGGAAGCAGGTGCAGCCTCTTCGTCATCGCCGTCTTCATCTGGCGACTGGGCCTGCTGGCCAGGCATGGGCCACAGCGGCAGCGACTTCTCTTCGGTCGGCGCCGGCGCCGGCTCAGCTTCATCGCCGGCCGTCTCGACCTTGACGCCAGCGCTGAGGTTGGCCACTAGGTCGTCCTGGCTGGCCACCTTCACGGTGAGCGTGTCGCGCGCCACATGGCGCAGCGCCTGCGAAGCATTGCCGGCGCGCACCAGGCGCGAGACAACGCCGGGTTCGTCCGTGATGGCCGTCAGCGAGACGGCATAGATGCGGGTGGTGGTCATGGTGTCCTTGGTTGGTCAGAAAGGAATTCCGTCGTGCTGCCATCCCTGGCAGGCGTCCGGCGTGCGTTGAAACTCATCGGGCGGCACGGCGTCGAACTTCGCGCAGACCTTGCCGCTGGCAAAGTGCTCGCAGCCGTGGCAGGTGGTGGATATGCCGTCGAGCTGGCGCAGCTTGTCGCGCAGCGCCATGCGGTAGGCGTGCAGTTGGGCCAGCGTCATGCCGCGACCTCCAGTGGTTCCCAATGGAAGCCGCAGATCTCGTGGTACTTGCCGGTCTCGTTGACGCGGATGGCAGTGGGCTGGTCATAGTCCAGCTCCAGCGCCTCGGCAACGGTGCGCGGAACAATGCCAATCGGTCGGCGGCGCTGACACCACATCCGCGCCTTCTCGCCCGCAAACCCGCCGTGCTCGATGCAGACCCACTCGCGCGCCACGATGCGCAGGCCGCTCCAGTATTCGACGCGCAGGCTGTCGGGGCTGCCGAGCTTGCTGTGCACGGCGTAGGTGACGCGGTCGACGGGATAGACGACGATCTTCGGCGCCGCCTGGCTGGCCATGATCGCGGCGTTGCTGGCGCTGCGCGGCTCTTCGGCCTCAGGGTCGCGCATCTGGTGGCCGCACTCGGGGCAGATGATCGTGCTGGCCGGGCGCACGCGGGCGCCGCAGTTGTCGCACACGATGCACGGCGCTTCGGTGCTCTCGGTCTTGCCGCGCTTCTTGCGGCCCTTGATGGCGTCGACCGGCCCCAGGCGCTCTGTCGTGTCGCTGAAGTCCAGCCACAGGCAGTCGGTTTTGCCGTCGGCGATGCGCAGGCCACGGCCGGCGCCCTGGACGTACAGCACCGGGCTCTGAGTCGGGCGCAGCCACAGGATGCAGTCGACGTCGGGCACGTCGAAGCCGGTGGCCAGCGCCAGCACGGTGACGAGGCAGCGCAGTCGGCCGGCGCGGAAGGCGTCGATGCTTTCGGCGCGCTCGGCCGCCGGCGTCTCGCCGCAGACCAGATCTACGGCGATGCCGTGGCCGCGAAGCAGCTGCACCAGGTGCTGCGCGTTGGCGACGGTGCTGCAGAAGGAGATCCACTTGCGCCGGTCGGCCGCCAGCTCGACGGCCTCGGCCGCCGCGGCGGGCAGGTAGGCGTCGACGCGCTCGGCCAGCTCGGCCAGGTTGTAGTCGCCGCTCGTGGTCTTGATGCCGCTGGTGTCGATCCGCGTCTCGATGGTGTCCATCGGCCGGATCAGCGGCGCCAGGTGGTTGCTGTCGAGCAGCTCCTGCACCGTCACGTTGGCGGCGATGCCGGTGAACAGCGGATCTTCGCCGTCGGTCAGCCACACGCCGTCGCCGCGGAACGGCGTGGCGGTGAAGCCGACGACGCGGAAGGCGCAGAGCTTGGACAGCTGCGCGATGAACTTGCGGAAGCGCCCGGCGTCGGCGCCGTTGGGGTTGACCAGGTGGCACTCGTCGATCACCACGCAGCGCACGGTGCCCAGCAGGTGCGCGTCGCGGTAGATGCTGCCGATGGTGGCGACGATCACGTCGGCGTCGGGCACCTTGCGGCCCAGGCTGGCGCTGTAGTAGCCGACGCCAATGTGCGTGGGCAGCATGGCGACCAGCTTGGCGGCGTTCTGTTCGGCCAGTTCCTTGCTGGGCACTAGCACGACGGTGCGCGGGTGCTCTTCGGGCCAGGTGTCGAACAACAGCCGCGCCAGCTCGGCGATGACGATGCTCTTGCCGCTGCCGGTGGGCATGACGCAGATGGGCGCCTCCTCGACGCCGGGGTGCGTCGTCCACCAGGTGTAAAGCTGGTCGAGCACGCGCTGCTGGTAGGTGCGCAGGAGGAAGTTCACGCCGTCAGCCCTTCAAGATCTGGACGACCTGCACCCGGAGCCAGCCCCCCCCCCGCACGTACCATGCCAGCGGCTTGCTCGGCGGCCTCGGGGATGGAATAGACGCTAGGGATCGCGCGCCTGGGCTTCTGCTTGGCCAGCCAGGCCTGCTCGTCGAACGCGGCGAGGATGTGGGCGCAGGCCTCGGCGGCATGCTTCGCGCGGGCTTCATGCTCTGCGCGCGCCATGCTCAGCCGCTCGACCGACACGCCGACGACCTCGAAGCCGAAATGCCGCGTGACCCTCTTCGGGTCGTGCACGCGCTTCAGGGCCGGAGTCTTCGGCGCTAGGGTGGCGCGCGGCAGCTCGCCAGGCTCGATTTTCTCGCCGTGCACGTTGACGTAGGTGATGCCGCTCACGCCGTCACCCTCGCCCTCTGCCACGCCTTGCGGATCTCCTTGACCTGCGGGTCGGCCAGCATCGTCTTGTGCTGCGATGCGTGGATCTCCGTGCTCTCGAACCCGGCCGGCGGCGTGCCGTTGACGAACTCGGCGCCGTCCTCCTTCAGCCGGTACTTGACCCAGTTGTCCTTGTCGCTGGCGTCGACCGGCTCGGCGATGTTCTTCAGCAGGATCGGGATGTAGCGGTGCGCCTGGCAGCCGGCCTTCTGGTCGGCCGTGCTCAGGGTCTTGCCGCTGTGCCGCGCGCAGGTCCAGGTTCCTGCCCCGTCCATTTCTGCCGTGGCGTGGCTGCAGCTGCGGCACGTCGGCAGCGGCGCGGCCTGGCCGTGGCACAGCTCGCGGTGATCGCACCACCGGCATTCGTACCACGCCGGGTCGGTGCTGATGCCGTCGGGCGGCGTGGGTGCGGTGATGATCCGCTCGGCGCGGGCGAACAGCGCGTCGGCTGACTCGCGGTCGAAGTCGACGCGCTCCAGGTGCAGCCGGTCGTCGTCCTTGCAGACGGCGCAGTACAGGGCGCGCTCCAGCCCGGCCCATGCCATGTAACACTGCATCTGCGCCCAGTGCTCGGGCTTGCTGGCCTGCACGCCCTTGGCGGCCAGGTCGTTGAACATCTTGGCGCTGGCGGTCTTGAACTCCAGGCAATGCCAGGTCTTCGGCGCGTCGTGCACGCCGACGCAAGCGCCGTCCATGCTGCCGCCGAAGTGGCCGCCGACGCCGGCAAAGCTGAACTGCCGGCCGGTGGCCGGGTTGACCAGGTGCACGGTGATGCCTGCCGCGCGCAGCAGGTCGCCGAAACGCTGCTCTTCGTCCTGGCCGCGCTTGAACAGGCGCAGCACGCGCGGCTCGTGCGCGGCCGCGCTGGCCCAGCGCCAGCCGTACCAGAGCGCGCGGTCGCACGCGCGGCCGATGAGGCTGGCGCCCAGGTGCGGGCGCAGGCCGTCTTCCGCCGCCGCGGCGGTGGCCGCGTCGACAGCGGCCAGCGTCAGCGTCGCCAGCTTCAGGTCGGCCCGGATGGCGAGGTCGGCCATCGTCAGGCCTTCGCCGTCGCCCAGGGCATCGCGGGCTTGGCTGCCGCCACGGGTGCGCGCGGTGCGGACGGTGCTGCCTGCTGGACGGCCGGCGCGGCGGTGCCAGCGGCCTTGTAGCCCTTGACCTCGTTGCGCATCTCGCCGCTGCGCTCGTCGGGCTTGGCCTTGACCATGGCCACCATCGGCTTGAAGTGCAGTTCCTCGCTCTTGCGCGGCGCCATGACGCCGACGGCGTGGCAGATCTGCGCCAGCTGGCGCTGTGCGATCTCGACGGCCTTGGCCGACTGGTTGTGCAGGTTCAGGCGGTCCCAGACCTTGCGGCCGGTCATCGGGCCAGACTGGATCTCCAGCGTCAGTTCGAGGTAGCTGCCGTCACCGGTCTTGGTCGCGCGTTCCTGGCTTTCGGTGATCATGACCACGTAGTCGCCGGCAGGCAGGGCCTCGAAGCGGTTGGTGATGTCGACGCCGGATGCATTGAAGTTCAGTTCCATGGTTCAGGTTCCTTGTGGGAGGTTGGGTGCTATGCCGCTTTCAGCTCGACGGGCTCCGGCGTGGCCGCCGGCCACATCGCGCCCGCGAACGCTTCCCAGGCCAGCGGCAGCGGCGAGGGCAGCGAGTAACGGTTCTTGGCCAGGAAGGCGGGCTGGCCCACCGTGTGCATGACGCGGGCGCCGGTGGTGGTGGCGCGAACGCGCTTGCTGTTGAAGCCGGCGTCCTCGGTCACGGTGTTGGTCTGCACCGCGGCGTACAGGATCACGTCGGCGAACTCTTCGGCCAGCGCGGCGGCGCGCTTGTGCAGCTTCAGGTCGTGCGAGTCATAGGCCGGCAAGCTGGGGTCTTCAACGTGGATGATCTGGCTGTGCGCCGTCATGATCACCACCATTCCGCGGCTGTCGCGCAGCGCGGTGATGCCGTCATAGAACTGGCGCCAGTAGGTCAGGGCCTCGACGTACCCTTTGCCGTAGCCTAGCTTCTCGATGCTGTCGACCTTGGACTCGCGGCAGACCTTGTCCCAGACCAGCGGCTCCAGCCAGTCCAGGCTGTCGACCACCAGCGTGCCGAACTCGTGCGGCTCGGTGTAGAGGCTGCCGATGGCGTCGAGCACGTCCTCGAACTTCTTGGCCAGCGGAAACGCCGTGACGTCCAGGTTCCCAAGACCATCTTCCGTCTGCAGGATGACGGGGCTGGGCGCGCAGGCGGCGAAGGTGGTCTTGCCGACGCCTGGGTCGCCGTGAATGATGATCCGCGGCGGCTTCGCGGCGTTCTTCTGCAGGGATGCGAGGTTGAATGCCATGATCAGACGCCCACCTTGACGGCGGTCTTGGCCGGCTTGACCTCGACGTACTGCGCGACCAGGTGCCACGCCTCGGGCTCGTTGTGGCGCAGCCACTTCGCGCCGGTTTCGTCGAGCCGGATCTCGGTCTTGACGGGCACCATGCTGTCGGCCCATCCGGCACCGACGCACGCGGCGGCCAGGCCGCGCGGGTCGTCGCACTTGTAGGTGAGCTTGCCGGTCAGCGTGACCTTGTAGCCACCGACGCAGACGGTCTGGCTGCCTTCTTCCTTGGGCGGCAGCAGGGCCAGGATGCGGTCCTCGGCTGCGATGCGCCGGGCCTTGGCGGCGTCTTCGTCGCGCTTGGCGTCGATGTAGGCTTTGACCGCGGCGACGGCCGCGTCGGCGGTGCTGATGGAAACGATGGGCGAAAGTACGGCACTCATGAAGGGGTCTCCTTGCCGGCGTGTCAGCCCGCGCCGGCGGTCGGGCAGATGATCAGAAGAAGACGATCAGCGCGATGAAGGCCACGATGGCCACCCACGCTGCGATCCACACCGGGGCGGATCTGGTCATGCCTTCCAGTGCGCCGAACTCGCTGTCGTCTTTGTCCTCCGGCAGCCGGCAGGCTTGCGGCGACTTGCACGGCAGGTCGCCTTGCAGGCAGTCGCCGCAGCACTGGCCGCCGCTTTTCAGTTCGGCGTACCAGGCGGGAACGAAGTCCATCGGCTTGTTCATGACGCCCACCAGTGCGCCAGCAGCGCCGCGCCGACAATGCCGATCACGACGGCCAGCACCACGCCGGCAATGCGCTCGGCGCGGGTGATCGCCGGGAAGTACTGCATCGGGTCGCAGTCCTCAGGCCGCCAGGCGCGGCCGTGCGTGCGGCCGGCCACGATGCGGCGGTGCTCAGGCAGGGCATTCATTGCGCGTCCTCCTTCTGCGCCTGCACAGCCTTGGTCCAGGCGGCCATGGCGGCGCGGCCGGTCAGCTCGCGCGCCTCGCCGACGGGGATGAAGCGCGGCGGCCAGTTCGCCGGGGTGGGCAGCGGCAGGTCGTCAAGCGCGGCCGGGGCCGTGGGCTCCCAGTGGCTCTGGCTGTCGGTGGGTGTGCTCATCGCGCTTTACTCGCCGGAGCCGTCGCCGTAGCCGGAGCCGGAGCCGGAGCCGGAGCCGGAGCCGTAGCCGTCGCCGGAGCCGGAGCCGGAGCCGGAGCCGGAGCCGTAGCCGTAGCCGTCGCCGGAGCCGGAGCCGGAGCCGGAGCCGGAGCCGTAGCCGGAGCCGGAGCCGGAGCCGTAGCCGGAGCCGGAGCCGGAGCCGATCACTTCGCCCACCTCGACTGGCTCAGGTTGTCGCGCGCCTCGCTGGTGCAAGCGATGACCTCGATGGCCTCGGTCAGGTCGATCTCGGACGCCGGTTCGCTGATGCGGGTGCCGTTCTTGTCCGCACCGTTCAGCGCCAGCTCGTTCAGCGTGTTCGCGCCGTACCAGCGCCAGATGCGCCGCGCTCCCTTGAGGGTGACGTTCTTGCCGTCCTGCGCGGCCAGCGTGCCGCAATGAACGCCTGCGCTGTAGGTGCGCACGACGACGAAGGTTCCGAGTTGCATCCTGGTCTCCAGACCCCGCGCCGGGATGGCGCTTTCTGGGGGTGTGGAGAGAACGATAGCAAAGGATTGCTAGATGCGCAAGCAGATTTTTGCTACGCGAGCAAAAAATCTTCGGTCAGTGGTGGTCGGTGTTCTTCGACATCCGGGCCACGGCGCGCAGCAGCTCGCGCTCGGCCGGCGTCACCACGCGCAGCATTTCCCACACCTCGACGCCCAGGGCGTCGGCCAGCGCTTCCACGTTTGAAAGCGTCGGCGAGCCGGTTTTTCCAGATGCGGTATCGCCTCGGGCCTTGGGTCGCAGGTACAGGCTGATCGTCGTCTGTCCGATGCCGGAACGCTTGGCCAGTTCGGCCTGGGTGACTCCGCGGTCTGTCATGTGATGCCGAAGGCAGGCGGCGAACACCTCGACGATGGGGATTTTCGGCATGCCCTCATGGTCGGACGATGCCTTAGCAAAGTGCTGCTTGCTCAAATAGCAAGAGTTTGCTATCGTGTGCTGCATGAGCGAAGACCTTGATGCTGAAGTGCGCAGCCTGCTGATGGATCGCAAGGGCGAGTGGAAGCGCATCGCCGACGTGTCGAACGTCAGCTATTCGTGGATCAGCAAGTTCGTCAACGGGCACATCCCGAATCCTGGATTTTCCACGCTGCGCGACTTGCAGAAGTCATTGAAGAAAGAGACGAACACAGCGGCCATCCTGCGCGAGGCCGCGTGATGGCACGCAGCCTCCCGTTTCACGACCGCAAGACCTGCATCGAGTGCGGGCAGCCGCACCGCAGAGACATACGCTCCTGGCGCTGCTGGCCCTGCGATAAGGCGGTGCTCGCTGCTCGCGAGGTGGCTGGCAAGGCCGTGAAGGCCGCCATCAAGTCGGGCGCGATCCCGAAAATCGAGACGCAGACCTGCCACTACTGTGGAGGCCAGGCGCGTGATTACGAGCATCGCAGCTACCTTCGGCCATTGAACGTGCAGCCGGTATGCAGGTCCTGCAACCTCATGCGAGGCCCGGCCATCTGGCGCGTTCCCGCCGAACAGAAAGAAGCGGCCTGACACATGCAGTCGTCTCCTGCTCGCACTGGTGCCGGCCTATCCGGCGCCGCGCCTTCTCTCCCCTCCTGGTGCGCGGCGCGAGCGAGTTGTGGCCCAGGCTCGGTGATACCGGCCGGGGCCTTTTTTTCATGGGCCGGCTGACGTGGTGGCCCCCAAGCGCGAGCACTCCGTGCATGTCAGGATCTGCGACGAGGCCGACGCGGTGCTGGAGCTGCTGGCGCAGGTGGGCAGTTCTGACAAGTCCGTCGTCGCGGCGGACCTGCTGCATCGGGCGCTGCTGGGCGAAGGGCATGCCGTGAAGGTAGCCGCGATGCGGTTCGCGCGCATGGGAATCACGGGGACGGCCAGGGAATGACCAGGCGCAAGGCACCAGCGACACCCGCGCCGGCCTACCCGGCCGGATTCTTCACCGAGCTGATCCACAAGCACCGCTGGCCGCCAAGGTTCGAGCCGCGGCTGCACACCATCAACACGGGCGAGAAACCGAAGCTGGGCCGGCCGCTGAATGCGCACGGCGGCTGGGGCAGCGGCACGATGTACATGCCGAGGACGCCGCAGGATCAGGTGAAGCCGGCGTGGATGCCCAGGCCCGCAAAGAGGGCGACCAGGTGATGGCAGATCCGGTGCCCAGCCTGAGCACGACGCTTTCCTACGCGCTCGCGTATGCGCGACTCGGCTGGCATGTGCTGCCGATCGAGCCGGGCACGAAGAAGCCGCTGGGGCGCCTGGTGCCGCGCGGGCACCACGAGGCCACCATTGACGAGGCGATCATCCGGCGCTGGTGGACAGCCTACCCGTCGGCCGGCATCGGCGTGGCGCAGAAGGCATCCGGCCTGGTGACGATCGACATCGACCCTCGCAACGGCGGGCTTGAGACGATCGAGCGGCTGGAGGAACAGCACGGCGCCATGGTGTCGGACGTGCTGGCCTACACCGGCGGCGGTGGCGAGCACCGGGTCTTCGTGTCCGGCCTGGTCGAGAACCTGCCCGGCAAGCTGGGGCCTGGCGTCGACGTGAAGGCCGACGGGTTCATCGTCGTCGAGCCGAGCATCCACCCGAGCGGAAAGCAATACGTCTGGGAGGCCAGCAGCGACCCGCTGCACGGCGTGGTGCCCAGCACTCTGCCGGGGTGGATTCGCGACCTGTCACGCGCCGCGGCGCCGGCGGCGCCGGTGATCGTGGCCACGCGCTACGTGGACCCGAAGCAGGTGGAGGAACTGCGCAGCGCGCTGGCCACGCTGCCGGCCGACGACTATCACCAGTGGGTGCTGTTCGGCAATGCGCTGTCGGAGCTGGGCCAGGCCGGATTCATGCTGTGGGACGAATGGAGCAAGACTTCCACGAAGTACGACCCGCGGCAGATCTCGAAGTGGCGCAGCTTCAAACCCGGCGCGGCGCGGATCGAGAGCATCTTCTTCGCCGCGCAGCAGGCTGGATGGGTCAACCCGATGGCAGCCGCAGAGGCACCACCGCCGGCGGTGCCGGTGCACCTGGTCACGGTGGCCGCGCCGGCGCCGGTGATCTTCGAGCCGGCCGACCTGCTGTCGCCGCCGGGCATGCTCGGCACTGTGGCCGAGTGGATAGGGGCCACGTCGCGCAAGCCGCAGCCGCTGTTTGACGTGCAGTCGGCCATCGCCTTCTGCTGCGCGGTGCTCGGCCGGCGGTTCGTGTCGACGCACCGGAACTGGCCCAGCCTGTACCTGCTGAACATCGGCAAGAGCGCCAGTGGCAAGGAGCATGGCAAGTGGGCCGTCGAGCGGCTTCTCGAAGGCTGCGAGCTGCCGCACCTGATTGGCCCGGCCGGGTACACCAGCAGCGCCGGCGTCCTGTCTGCTTTGCACGACCAGCCGACGCACATCACGATCATCGACGAGTTCGGCAAGGCGCTGGACAACGCCAGCGTGAAGAACAACGCCCGCGACCGGGCGATGCTGACGGCGCTCATGGAGGTCTGGGGCCGCGCCGACGGCGTGCTGCGCCCTCAGGGCTACAGCACATTCGGCATGTCGGCCAAGGACGTGTCGGCGTTCAAGGAGCGCGCGGTGCGCAACCCGGCGCTGACGCTGCTGGCCATGACGACGCCGGACACGTTCTTCGAGGCCATCGGCTCGGCCGCGGCGCGCGACGGGTTCCTGAACCGCTTCCTGATCGTCGAGAGCGAGGTCGGCCGGCAGGCTGGCAACCACAGCGAGACGCTGCCCATCCCCCAGGCGGTGAAGGATTGGACCGTGGCGATTCGCGCGGCCAGCGCCGGCGGCCTGGTGGCCGCGGACGGCAACCCGTCGCTGTCGCCGGAGGCCGTGGAGGTGCCGTTCTCGCGGTCGGCTGTGGACCTGTTCCGCCAGTTCGACCATGAGTGCGTTGGGCTGATGAACGATTACGAGGTGAAGGGCCTGGCCGATATGTTCGGCCGCAGCAACGAGACCGCCATGCGCTTGGCGCTGGTGGTCGCGCTGGGGTGCGGCGCCGCCACGATCGACGGGCCGCACGCGGCCTGGGCGATCAATTACGTGCGCCACCACGCGCTGCGCACCGCGCGGCGGCTGGAGACGACCGTGGCCGACTCGCCGTTCGAGCTGACCAAGAAGCAGGCGCTGGCGCTGATCGTCCGGGCCGGCAGCCGGGGCATGACCGAGCGCGACCTGGACAAGAGCAGCCGTAAGTTCTCGGCCATGCCGCAGCGCCAGCAGGTGGAGGTGCTCAACAGCCTGGCCTTCGTGGGCGAGATCCAGCGCGTGGAGTTCCCGCCGACCAGCGCCGGCAAGGGCAAGAAGCGGGTCGCCTGGGTGGCCGTGGCCGAAATCGCCGACGCCGACGGCCTCAATTCCCCGGAAGGATCGAATGACTAAACCGCCGACAACTGCCGACACTGGTGTCGGCGCAGAAAAGCTAGCAACCATGCGGGTTATCTCACCAACGCCGACAACGCCGACGGGGTCAGTGTGTCCCCCTGACTCTGCCAAAGAATATAGAAAGGGAGAGAGAGGGGGGGGGGGTGTAGTCAATGAGGAGATAGACCGCGCCAGTGCTAGCGTTTACGCGCCGACAGAGCGTCGGCTTTCTGTCGGCGTTGTCGGCAATTTTCCGGCCGCGGCTTCCTGCATCCTCCCCTGGCCGCCGACGGCGCTGTCACCGAATACGCGGCACAGCCACTGGTCGCAGCTTGCCCGCGCCAAGCGCGTATTCCGGGCCGCCTGTGCGTTTCAGGCCCGGTCCCAGGGGGTTGGTAGCCTGACGGCAGATTGGCTCGCCGTGGGCCTTGTATTCGTGCCGCCGGACAAGCGGCACCGGGACGCGGACAACATGCTCGCGGCCATGAAGGCCGGCCTGGACGGCCTGGCCGACGTGCTGGGGGTCGACGACAGCCGGTGGCGGCTGGCCTTCGAGGTCGACCGAAGCCGCATCGGCGGGTTCGTGCGGGTGGAGGTGGCGGCGTGCTGACGCCGAAACAGCAGCGGTTCGTCGATGAATACCTCGTCGACCTGAACGGCAAGCAGGCCGCGATCCGCTGCGGGTACAAGCCCAGCCGCGCAGAGCGCACCGCGTGCGAACTGCTGGCAAGCCGGAAGGTTTCGGAAGCTGTCGCCGCGGGGCGCCAGTTGAAGGCTTTTCAGACCGGCCGCAGCGTGGCTGCCGTCATGGCTGACATCGGCCGGGTGCGCGACGATGCCATGCAGGTCATCACGGACCCGGACACCGGCGCCCAGGTCATGCTGAGCCACAAGGACGCGCTGAAAGCGCTGGAGCTGGAAGGCAAGCACCTGGGGGCCTTCACCGAGAAGCTGCAGGTCACCGGCCCCGGCGGCGGCCCGATCCAGTCGGTGAGCATGACCCCGGACGAGTTCGCGCGGATTGCGGCCGAGGTGGCTGGGCGGATCTGATGCACGCCGAGCATGAACTTCGCGAGCGCTTCGTCGCCGCCGAGATGGCGCGGCAAGACCTGTACTTCTTCGCCCGTTGGATGTTCGGCAAGCGCCGCGGGTATCAGTGGCGCCGGGCGCCGCACCACCGGCTGATCTGCAACGCCCTCATGCGCGTCTTCCGCGGAGAGTGCCGGCGGCTGATCATCAATATCCCGCCGCGGTACAGCAAGACCGAGTTGGCCGTCGTGATGTTCATCGCCTGGGCGCTGGGCAAGGTGCCGGACGCCGAGTTCATCCACACCAGCTACAGCGCCACCCTGGCTGCAAGCAACAGCGCCAACGTGCGCGACCTGATCCAGCACGAGGCGTACCGGGAGATCTTCCCCGGCGTGCAGCTGGCCGACGAGGCCCGCGCGCACTGGACGACGACCGCCGGCGGGGTGATGTACGCCACGGGCGCCGCTGGCACCATCACCGGATTCGGCGCCGGCAAGATGCGCGACGGGTTCGGCGGCGCCATCATCATCGACGACCCCCACAAGGCCGACGAGGCGCGCAGCGACCTGGTGCGCCAGGGCGTGCTCGACTGGTTCAGCAACACGCTGGAAAGCCGGAAGAACGACCCGGAGCGCACGCCGATCATCGTCATCATGCAGCGGCTGCACGAGGACGACCTAAGCGGCTGGCTGCTGGCCGGCGGCAACGGCGAGACGTGGGAGCATCTGTGCCTGTCGGCCTGGCAGGACGACGGCAGCCCGCTGTGGCCCGAGAAGCACAACGTGGAGGATCTGCGCCGCATGGAGACGGCCAGCCCATACACCTTCGCCGGGCAGTACCGCCAGCGGCCGGCGCCGCCCGAGGGCGGGCTGTTCAAGCCTGACCAGATTCAGATCGTCGACGCTCTGCCGGCGCTGCCGACCGAATGGCTGCGCGGTTGGGACTTGGCATCGACGACGGACGGTGACTGGACGGCCGGCGCCCGGCTGGGCAAGCTGCGGGACGGCCGGTTCGTCATCAGCGACATGGTGCGCCTGCGCGTCGGTCCGGACGAGCGAGACGCGGCGCTGCGCAACACGGCCAGCCGCGACGGCGTGGGCGTGCGGGTCTCGATACCGCAAGACCCCGGCCAGGCCGGCAAGACCCAGGTGCTGCACCTGTCGCGCCAGCTCGCAGGCTACAGCGTGCACACCAGCCCGGAGACGGGCGACAAGATCACGCGCGCCGAGCCGCTCGCGTCGCAGGTCAACGTCGGCAATGTGCTGATGATGCGCGGGCCGTGGAACGCGGCGCTGATCGACGAAATGCGCATGTTCCCGAACGGCAAGCAAGACGACCAGGTCGACGCGCTGTCGCGCGCCTTCGCCGGGCTGATCGGGATTCAGGACGCCAGCCCGGCCGGGATCAGGGTGCAGGGGCTATGACCGCCGACGACCTGCTGCAGTGCGTGCAGACGCTGAACCCCGGCACGCTGGAGCGCGCCCGGCGCCTGGCGCTGGCTATCGCCATGCTGCGCGGCGGGATGGCGCACGGCTACGTGCGCAGCATCATCCGCGTGCGGTTCGCTGTCGACCGGATCGAAGCGTGGCGGATCGTGGACATGGCGAGCGACATGGCCGGACAAATGGGGACTGAGAAGTGAATATATGCAAGGACTGCAAATATTTCATTGGATTTGCAGAGTATTTATTTAATGAGGAGCTTGGTAATTGCGTTAGATACCCACCTATGACAGTGCGAGAAGGTGAAAGCCAAATTGATTCAGTTTGGATACAGCCGCATGTTTGTGATAACGACGTGTGTGGCGAATGGACTTCTAAGTTTGTCGATAGAAAAGAGTGGCGTAGAGTGAAAGTACCCGGGCGTAAATGACTCCTGAACAAGAACTGGCGCTGCTTGACGCCACCGTCGCCGGCCTGGACGACGAGCTGCGTGACGCCTTCGCCGAGCTGGTGAAGCTGATCCAGGGCGGCATGGCGCCGCGTGACGCGGTGCAGCAGGTCATGGATTCGTTTCAGGGCACGATGGCCGAGACGATGGCCGTTGCTCTGTCTGGCATTCTCGGCCAGGCGGTGGGCGCCACTGATGTCATGGAGCTGCAGGTCGGCGCCGTGTCGCTGTCGCGCAAGCTGTGGGCCGAAAGCGCGTCGGTGAGCGAGACGGTGCAGAGCGTGGTGACGAGGCACGTGCAGGGCTTCATCGACGCCCGCCGGCTGGCGCTGGAGCTGTTCGAGGGCTACGGGTTTCGCGATCCGGGCGCCGAGCCGCTGCGGATGAACCCGACGAACCCGCGGCTGCCGGAGTACATGCGCAGGGCGCTGCTGACCGATCCAAAGATGCGCGACGGGTTGGAGCGGGCGCTGGCGCGGCTGCAGGTGGACAACCTGAGCACGCCGGCCCTGCGCGCGGCCTACAGCGAGGCGCTGGCGGCCCTGGACGCGCTGGAAGATGGGGCAGGGACCAAGCTGCTGGAGAAGCGCCTGGAAGTGGCCTTTTTCGAGCGCATGCGCTACTTCGCGGCGCGCATCGCGCGTACCGAGCTGCACCGGGCCTACAGCGATGCCGAGGCGCTGCGGCTGATGCTCGACGCCGACGTGGAGTTCATCCAGATCCGCCGCACGCCAGGCGGCGGGGTTTGCATCTGCTCGCTGATGACAGGCCGCGACCTGTACGGTCTGGGGCCTGGGGTGTACCCGAAGGCTCTGGCGCCGCGCCCGCCGTTCCATCCGCACTGCCGGTGCGTGATGTCGCCGCGGCTGGACCTGACGGGCAAGAAGGCGAAGGAAGCGAACCCTGACGGCGACCGCTATTTCCTGCAGCGCCTGGACGCACCGATCGCCGCGCGGATCATGGGCAGCCAGGCGAAACGCGATGCGGTGCTGCGCGGCACGTCTGCAGAGGCGGTGACGAATTCGGGGCGGGATCCGCAGTATTTCATCCGGCGCGTTGGAGCATGACCATAGGTGACCTTATCCGCACCCGGCGAATAGCTCTCGGCATGAGCCTGCGTGACGTTGCTGGAATCACCGGCATGAGCCCGAGCACCCTCAGCCGCATCGAGCGCGGCCTGCTTGAGCCCGGCATCTGTTTGTGCGCTCGGTTGAGCAGGTTGCTGCGGGTGTCGATGCGGGCGCTGGCTGATGCGGCTATGCAATGAGATCAAGCATGACTGACCTTTGCACCGCCGCCGCCGTCTCTGCGCAGTACAGGCATATGATCGCCGCACACTGAAACGGGAGGTTTCCAGTGACGCTGCCATCATTCATCGCGCTTCTGGCTGTCATCGCCATGACGGTCGGCCTGTTCTGGGGCCTGTTCCGCATGCTCAAGCCGGCGCCAGGCGCGGTCATGGTCTGCACGACTTGCGGGCACTGCGGCCCGGCGCGCACCTTGACGCGCGGCTCGCTGATGATCGAGCTGGTGCTATGGCTGGCGTTCCTGCTGCCGGGCCTGATCTATTCGATCTGGCGTTTGTCGACGCGCGGCCTGGTGTGCGAGTCGTGCGGCGCGACGGCGCTGGTCAAGCCGGACTCGCCTGTCGGCCGGCGCATGCTGGCCAGCACGGACACTCCATCGCCTGAGCAGCAGGCTACGAAGCGCGGTCTGTCGTCTTTTCCGCAGACACGGTCACGTCGCTGAACGTGAAGGCGCCGGCCGTTCCGGTGGCGCGCACATCGAAAATGACTGAGCGCGTTGCCGATGCGACGACAGAGATGGTGAACGCGATGGCGTTCGCTGCTCCGGTGGTCACGACCGTGACGCGATGGCCGACGAGCGCGCCGTCCTTGTAGACGCCGATGGAAACCTCGGACGCATTCGCGCCGGCCACGGTGCCAGATACCGTGATCTTGGTCAGCGTCAAGGCCGCGCCGTTCAGGAGCCGCGTGATAGACCCGTTGACGAGCGACGGGCCCCAGTCGTCGGTGTCGCTGTTGAGCGGTGTCGACGTGAATGGCGCCAGCACGACTGGCGACGCGCCGAGCGTCTCGGTGGTGGCTGAGCACGCAATCAGGCACTTCGACCAGCCCTGCGGATCGCCCAGCTCGGCGCGGATGGTCATCAGCTTGTATGCGTCGAGCCGGTCCTCATCGGTCAGCGTTTCGACGTACCGGCCGCCCATGGCCTTGATCTCGGCCAGCATCAACGCCTCGATGTCGAAGAGGTCGCTGTAGACGGTCTCCAGGCCCTCGGAAAGCGTCGTCTGTGCGCCGAAGTAGATCAGCGTCTCGATCGTGCGGCCGGAATATGGTTTGCCGGGTGTCAGGCGCGACGGCACCAGGCGGATCAGCGGGTAATCGGCCGGGCCGATGTTCGCCTCAAGGCCGATCTTGCACGACGCGACGCCGGCCAGCGCGCCGAGCGCGTCGCGGTAGATTCCCAGGGTGTCCATCGCGCTCATCAGCTGCGCTCCAGCGGGAGCGACATCAAGCCGATATTGGAGATGGTGCCAGCCTCCGTGCGCGCTGCGGCGATGGCCTGCGGCAGCAGCGTGTCGAGCTGCTGGCGGTAGCTCTTGAGCTTGGCCGTGAACAGGTCTTCGGGGTCGGCCTGGTTCTCCAGGCAAGCGAGGATGTAGACCTGCACGATGGTCAGGCGCTCGGTCCAGTCGTCGCTGAGCGTGGCGTCTCCGGCCATCAGCTCGACGTCGGCCAGCGCGCGGGTCTCGCGTTCCTCTGTGGCGAACTTCGCCAGGTAGGCGTCTGGGTAGGTGTAGGTCGTGGCCATTACGGGGCCTCCTTCATGGCTTGGGAGAGGATGGCGGAGAACTCCTGCACGGCCAGCGTGGCGGCTTTGATCAGGTAGGCGTCGCCGATGTATCCGGGGTGCTTGACCTTGCCGGCGAAGACGAACTTGCCGCCGGCGGCCCAGCGCAGTGCCTTCTTGGTCTTGGGCCGGATCTCGTGCGGTTTGGTGCCAAGCTGCACGAAGATGGCATGCGGCGCCCGCTGTGGGTCGTGCCCGACCTCGCGGCCATTCGGGATGGCGCGGTTGAAAAGCGACTGCACCAGCGCGCCGGTCTTGACGTGCCGGCCGGCGCCGCGCTGCGCCTCGTCATAGGCCACCTGCGACATGCGATTGATCGTCGTCGTCTCCAGGTGCTTTGGCAGCCGCCGCAGTGTGCCGGTGACTTCGGACAGGCCCTCGAACTTGACGAACAGGCTCATGACAGCACCCCGACGCCAGCGGCCAGCGTCATGACCAGCAACAGCTGATCTTCTTCGTCGATCTCGCGCAGGCGGCGCGTGGAAATCGTCCTGTCTGGGCGCTGACCAAGGCCGCCGCCGAACTGGCCGCGCGCCGGCCCGAACAGGCGCCCGACGAACAGGCGCCCGGCAAAGAGTTGCTTGCCGCGGAACTCGCCGGTCATGGCGTTCCGTCCGTGATGACCGTCGCGCGGTTGCCGGCGCTGTCGAAGGTTGCGATGACGCGCGGCGTGATGCCGTCCGCGCCGAAGTAGGTCTCGGTGGCGGTCCCAACGCCGGCCGACTTGCCTGCCACGGCGGCCATGATGATGCGCAACATCTCGTTGTTCTCGACAAGCGTCTCTTCGGCCGTCTTGCCGTTGCTCAGGACGTAGGCCCAGACATCAGCCGCTCCGGCCGCGCCCACGCCCTCAACGCGGAAGCCGACAGGCAGCGTGGCGAAGCCGCCGAAGCCGACGCCGAAGCCGACATCGACAGCGGCCGAGCCGGCGCTGCGCACGACGTAGCCCACGGGCACCGTGTCCGACCCTGCGGCGCGGATCTCGAACCCGGCGGCAAGCGTGGCCCAGCTTGCGGCGTTGATGGCGTAGCCGGCGCCGAGCGTGGCCGATCCGCTGGCGCGCACTGCATACCCGACATGAAGCAGTCTTGCCGCGGCCTCGGGAAAGCGCACCGCGAAGCCAACGGAGGCTGTCGCGCTGCCAGCTTCGCGGACAGCATAGCCCACGGCAGCGATGGCAGACCCGACGCCAGCAGACGCCTGAACCTCGAACCCGACTGCGGCTGTTGCCGAGCTGCTGCTGCGGATTGCGTAGCCGACCGCTGCGGTGGCGCTGCTGGATGCGTTGACGCTGAAGCCAGCAGCAAGCGTTGCCGAGCCAGAGGCGCGCACCGGGTAGCCCACCGCGGCCGTGGCGCTGCCGCTGGACCTAACAGCGTAGCCGACTGCTGCGACGGCGTTGCCGATGCTAGCCGTCGTGATCGTCGCCGTGACGACAGTCGAATACGTCGAGCCGTCATACGCGACCCACGCTTGCTCATAGGCCGTGCCAGCCGACAGGCTGCTGATCGCGCTCGCTTCGCTGTAGTTCCCTGCGCTGGTGTACGCCTCGCTGCCCGACGCTAGAGCAGCAGACCCTGTGCCGTCCTGCCCCGCGACGATCTGCGCGCCAGTAGGCGTGGCCGTTGCATCAGCCTGAACGATCCAGTATAGCGTGACGGCCATCTCAGCTCGCCGTGATCTGCGGGCGCCAGCCGGTGCTAGTCAAAGATCCGGTGACGTAAGTGCTGGCTGATAGCGTCGGAACCGCAGCGGCTGCGCTGGTCGTGGGGAAGTAGCGAGTCCGCGGTGCAAAACAATATCGCCAAACATTGTTATACGCCTCACGCATTTCGACATCTGTCATGCCGCGATTCATGCACGCGACTAGAGCCGATTCGAGCGTTTCGACACCGCTAAAGTTTGGAGGCGCCACTCCGATGCCAAATTGTGAGTCCGCCGCGACTATGCTTCTGGCCGTGCCAGATACGGTCGCCACGAGCGCGCCGTTGTAGTAACCTGAAATGAGGCTGCCAATCCGAGACATGCCAACAACTGCCCACACACCGTGCGCGACTGTGGCCGCTACAGCCGTGTAGGCTGTCGAATATGTCGAAAAGTGCAACGACCCGGCTGTCACAGCACCAGCCGAATTCGCGTTGCCTTGAATAGTTGCCTGATTAAAAGTCGCTGACGTGTTGGACCGCTGCGACGCAAGCGCGCGATTAAAAGTGGCGCTTGAATATGGGAGCCGGCAGAGTGTAAGGATCGAGAAATCACCAGTGCCGGCACCATTGGACGTTACGATTTGAGGTTTATTACTCGGCCCCCTCAAATACGCACCAGATGCCATATCCGCAGTCACGCCATAGGAAGATGTCTTTAACGTGACTGGGCCGGTGTTAGAAAGCACGTCTCCAAGTACAGGCGACAGCAAGCCAAGGCTAGGGGTCCACAAAAACGATATTGCCTTGCCAACGGCCGGGGCCGCATAGGTCTGCGGCTGCTGCGCCCACGGCCGTTTGAGTATCAGCACGTCGGGGCTCGATCAGGTAGTCGATGCGCTATCGAGCGACACCATCATCGCCTTGACGTGGCAGTTCGCTCCTGTCGCACCCTCATGCTGGAAAACGACACGCACACGCGTGATGGCCGACAGATCGATGTAGATTGCCCATGTGTCGGCGTCATTCCATATCACGTCGCTTGAGTCCTTGCCGGTTGTCAGCCCGTCAACGAGGTTGATTGAAGTGTTGGAAACTATTTCCTGGCAGCGCGCCCACTCGGAATCCGCCAGCGTGCCGGTGTCTTGGATGTAGAGCACGTCACCAGCGACGAATCCAGTTGTCGATGCGCAAGCCAGCACGGTTTCACCGCTCGGCTCCGTCGCCGTCATGGCCTCGGTGTCTGCCGTGCTGACCGTCGCTGCGACCTGATACAGCGGCACCCAATCCTCATCGCCGCTGCCTGACGCGCTGCCCTCAATACGGAAAATGCCGCTATTGGTGTTGGCTGCAGCCTCAACCGATGCGTGGAACAGGAACACCGTCGCGCCCATCTTGGTAGACACGTCGGTGGCCGACCCCTTGACCGTATCGGGGTGCGTGACTGCTTGGTGCGTCAGCAGGCTTGTGCCTGCCGTTTTTGTCAGTGTGGTAGTCGTCATGGCGGCTTAAACGTCAATGAACAGTTCGGGCGTGACCGGGCCGATCAGCGTGAGCGTTCCAGGGTTGGCCGCACTGCCGACTCCTTGGGCAAACACCCGCTCAAAGCGCGATGCCGCCCGCTTGCACACGCCAAGCACGAACGTGGCAACCGCCGTCTTTGCGGCCGTGCCCTTCCACGCTTCGGAGATTCCTGCACGCTGGCCTACGTCGCTCGGGTCAATCATGCCGTCCAAGAACAGCCCATCGAACCAGATTCGAGCTTGCCCTGTCGTCAGGTTGTCCACCTGGGTCCAATCGAAACCCGATGCTTGCGCCTCGGCCCGTGTGACCTGGGTTTTCCAGACGGTGAACGCAGGCGATGCATTGGCGTTGTAGGCGTCGGCAAGGCCGGCCCTGTCGCCCGCGTTGTAGAGCGTCAGAGTGTCGGCGTTGCCTACAACGTCAGCGCGCAGCGTTGCGAGTTGTTCAGTCGTGAGCATGTGTCAATCTCCAAGTGGCGCAGGCGCCGTGGCATCAGTCCACGGCTCGGCCTGCAGTTGCTCGATTTCGTCGGCCATTTGATTCATGCGGTGCGCGATGTCAACGAGGCAGCGCTTGAAGATTTCCTTCTTGCTCCGCTGCCGCTCGTGTTCGGCCACGCTCACGTAGGCGTGACCGTCAGCACCGACGATGACAAGGGGGTCGGTCATTACGGGATGTACTCGTAGTCCACCCGAAACTCCGCGGCGTTCGACGCCAGCGCCACGCCGGCCGTCGAGGCGCCGATGACGCGCCGCGCCCAGACCGCATGCCTGTCGCCGGCCGCCAAGTCTGGGACGGTGATGGCATTGCCGATCGGGTTCAGCGTGTCGTCGAAAGTCTCGCCGGTCGGCGCGGTGCTCTCGTCGCTCTCGACCTCGGCATCGGCGTTCTTGCCGTTGCCGTCCAGCGCCAGCGCGTAGGTGCCGGTCGCCGGCTCATCGCTGATCCAGAGCCGGACGTTCGTCAGGCTTTTGTCCCCGTCGTTGTAGATGAAGAAGCACCTATATTCGGTGTCGCCGGCCAGCGCCTCGGCGGCGCTCACGGTGTCGAACAGGGTGTTCGTCCCGACAGCAGTCGATGACATGACGCCGCCGAGCGATGCAGCGGGGTCGGTGTTGCCAGAGCCTCCAGAAAGTCGGAAGGCGATTGATGCGGCCATGATGGGCTCCTGTGTTGGTGTGGTTCAGAGCCAGCCTGGCCGGCTCGCAGGTTCAGACCGGGTCGGCCACAATGTCGTCGTCGGTCTGCACGCTGGCTTTCAGCGCGGCGAACGCTTCGAGCACCGCGGGGTCCACCGCGGCGGCAGCGTCCAGGGCGGTCTGCAGGTCGGCGATCTTCGCCAAGACTTCGGCGCGGGCCTTGTCGTTCTGGGCCGTCAGTTCGGTGATCTGGACGGCGAGTTCAGCTTGGGTGGTCATGATGGAATCGAGCCTTTCAGTGAGTGAAGCCGGAAGCTCCGGCGGGACGGGAAGGTGGTGGAAAACGTCAACGGCGAAGAGGGCCATGGTCAGTCCAGGACGACGACAGTGGTGGTCGCCGCCGCGCGCTGATGCGCAGCGATGCCGCGCTTGGCGTCTCGCCTGCGGCTGTACGCTTCGCTGGCGGCCACGATCTCGCCGCTCGAAGCCACAAGGCGCCAGCGAAATTCGTTCTGCGCGTCCTTGAACACTTCGTACCTTGCAGTTCGGCGCGGCGCCTTCACCGTCCGACCCCTAGTTCGGTCTTGCGCGCGCTGCTATGGCTAGTTCCAATCCAATAGCCGCCAACCATCCCGATGATGAGCAACAGCGCGGTCACAATCTGTGTTCGCAGGCCGTCGATGTAGGCTTCAGGGTGGACGTAGAACACGTCCACCAGAAGCATCATCACCATCATCAGCAGCATGCAACTGACCCAGAATGCAGGGTTCAGCCAGAACTGCAAACCGCCGGGCGCAGCGTAGGCCGCGTTGGCCTCGCGGGCGCCGGCAATGCCACCGCCTCCGCTTTCGACCAGCTCGAACCAGCGCGACTCCAGCGCCTGCTCGGCCGCCTGCCTGGCCACCGGGTTGTCCTTCACGGCCTCGACGGCGGCCTGGGCGTTGACCGACTTGGTTGCGGTCTGCACGATTTCCAGCACCGTGCCGATGGCGGCCTGGTTGCGCTCGCTGACCTCCGAGCCCGAGCCGAAGATCTTGCCCAGCTTGGGGATCGACTCGATCAGTGTCGGCAGCAACGCCGCCGCGATGCCTGCGATGGGGATGGGCATGCTGTGCTCCTGGCCGTAGATGTCACTTGGTTGCGGGGCCGGCGTGGGCGCGGGTTGCGATACGGGCGCCGGCGCCGGCTGGCCGACCTCGCTGGCTAGCGCGGACTTGGCCTTCTCCCACCGTTCGATGCGATCGGCCAGGCCGTTCAGGCCTCCGTTGATCTTGCGCGTTAGGGCCTCGAAGCTGCCGGCGTCGGCAAGCGTGTTGCAGTCCTTCCAGTCCCAGTAGTCGCACGCCGACCACGCGGCCCAACGCGGCTCGGCCAGCAGCTGCGGGGCGGCTTCGAAGTCGGGAGCGTCGTGGCCTCGTTGACGCAACCTATCGCGCACCGCGCGGTGATTGAAACGCCCAGTGGTCTGGATCAGGCCATGGCCCGCGAATTTGCGACCATCACCGGCCTGGGTGTTGCCCAGGTCCTGCCGACCCTCGTAGCGCTCCTGCTGCGGCGTCGGACCCCACACCTCGGCGGTGTAGCGGAAGCTGCCCGACTCGTGCCCGACCTGCGCCAGGAAGGCCGCAAGCCGCGCCGGCGTGTCGATGCCGTACGCCCTGCACGCCTCGTCGAGCAGCGGCGCGAACAGCACCGCACGATCCGCGGTGCAGCCGACAGCGGCGATCAGCAGGCCGGGGGTGATCTTCACACCGCAGCCCCTACCACCGCGCGCAGCAGCTCATCCGCAGCGCGCCGTTCGTGCAGCGTCATGTCGCGCACCGGTTCGATGGCCCGCGGCTGCACCAGCGCCAGGCCGACCTCGGGCCGGTAGTCGACGAACCACACGGGGCCGCTGCCCAGGTCAGGGCCGGCGTCGAGCGCGATGCACAGGCCGTGCAGCTTGGCGATGCCGCTGCGGCCGTTGAAGCGCAAGCGCGTGCTGTAGAGGTCGTCGGTCACTGCGACAGATCCTCATCAATCAGCCGTGCGCGCACTAAGCGCCCGCTGCAGTCGTAGTGCCCGACGAGAAGAATCCGCGTGCCGTACACGGGGGACAACACCCACGGCTGGCTTGTCACCGTCACGCCAGCCGGGTAGCTGGCCGGGTCCAGCCCATCCTCGCGCCGCAGCGTGGTGGCAATCTGCATCTGCCGCGTGTCTGCTCCGGTATAGCCATTCAAGCGCACGAACTCGCACTCTCTGGCGCTGCGCCTCACAAGGAACCGCAGGCGCAGCGTGGTCGGGTTGGCCATCTCATGCGACACAAGCGAGGCGGTGGCCGGCGGGTTGGCTTTGTCGTACCACTCCTGAAGCCAGTTCCATGACTCAAGGACGATCGGAGCGAGGACCAGCATGGAGATGGCTCCGAGCGTCATCCACACAACGTCAGTGATTCGCTTCCGCACGACGGCGTTCATTTGAAGAAGATTCCGAGTGAGCCGAGCCAGAGCAAAAATGCCGCAGCGCATGCGCCGACAACGTAGATCAGCGCCTTGCGGCCCATCTTCGTGAGACCGTGATCGGTCATCACTTCCAGGCCTTTCTGCCAGTACGGATGCGAAAAGTCGGAGTCGTCGCGCAGTCGGTATGCCACGCGCTCGATCTCAGCCGGCAGTTCCTCGCGCAGCACGGCGTGCTGTTCAAGCACCGATAGCCGCTCTTCGATGTCACGGTGGTCCATCTCAGCTATGCAGCTTCGGCGGCGATGAGGCTGATCTCGGCAGCCACCATCAGCCCATCAGGACCGCGCACGGGAACCGCCTGCAAGCCGCCGGCGCCGTCGGCGGATGGCACGACCAGGCGAAGCGTTACGCGCGTGCGCGGGTCGCGCTCGAACACGGCTCGCGACGGCGCCAGCGTCATGGCGTCGCGTCCAGGCTCGCCCTGCAGCCCTTGCCGGCCGCGCGGCCCCGCTGGGCCTGGCTCACCCTGCAGCCCGGCTTCACCTTGCGCGCCTGGCGGCCCAGCTGGCCCGGTGGCGCCATCGTCGCCGGCTGGTCCTTGGTAGCCCTGCAGACCGCGGGGGCCGGCTTCGCCGCGCTCGCCTTGCGGTCCTTGTGCGCCATCGACACCTGGCGGACCTGGGTCGCCCTTCGGGCCGGCGGCTCCGTTCTTGCCGTCGACGCCATCCGCACCAGGCGGGCCGGCAGGCCCAGGCACCGCCGCGCGGCGCATGGCTTCCTGCGCCGTCTGCAGCGCCTTGGCCGCCAGCGCGGCGGCGATCAGCGCGTCGGTGTCGTCACGCGCTGCCACTGGCCGCCCCGAGGGTCTTGACGACGGCGGCGCGCAGCTCGGCATTTGGGTCGGGCCGCAGCGGCACCACGTTGGCAGGCATGTCGGGTTCAAGCAGCTGTTCGTCGATCGCCGCGGCCAGTTCGTCCTGACGTTCCACGTCCAGGCCGGCGAACTGCACCGACGTGATGCGGTGCTGTTGCTCGACGATCACCTCCTGCGGCATGGCCGTGGACTGCATCTCGGCCAGGATGCCCAGCTCGATCTGCACGTCGGCCAGGTTGTAATCACGCGACCAGCGGATGGTGGGCGACTGCGTCAGCGTCAGCCAGCGCCGGCTGAGTTCCCAGGCCCGGCGCTCCAGGTCTTCCATGCTCGAAGCGAACGCCGACAACTCGCCGTTGATCGACTGGAAGCGCATCGTCATGGCGATGCCGCTTTCCTGCTGGTTCACCGTGGCCACGTTCAGCCCGATCTCGTCGATCTGCTCGCGAATGTCCTTGATGCGATCCAGGTACACGCGAGCCGGGCCGTCCGGCGGCGCAATGAAGGCCGGCGTGCTGCCGCTGTGAACCATCAGGTTAGAGGTGCCGATGGTCTCGCCGGCCACCTGCGCCGCGCTGAGCTTCTGCGCGTCGGTGCTGCCGTCCGGCACCTGCATGGTCAGCAGCGAGAACGTCTGCGCCCGCAGGATCTCGTCCAGTTCGCTGTCCAGGTTGAACAGGCGGCGCGACAGATCGGCGATGGCAGAGAACGGGCCGAAGCTTGGGAATTCGCCGCCCTCGGTGAAGATCAGCACGGGGCACTCTCCCAGCGGGTGGTCTGCGCCGGCCAGCTCGTTGCCCTTGTCGTCGGAGGCCGACCACGCCTGGCGGTCGAAGTGCCAGATGCACGGCACGCGCTTTCCGCCTTCGGTGGTGTAGTTTCCGGCGAACTCGACCCAGTCGAACTTGCCGTCGTCGCCGATCTGGTAATCGCTGACGATCTCGGGCGCGATCATGGTCCAGTAGGGCACCGTGCGCGTGCGCAACTGCTCGGCCAGGCTGCTGGCCAGCGCGTTCGGCATGTCGACCAGCAGCAGCATGCTGCCGCGCGCCTTGGCCTGCACGCTGAACTGGCGCGTAAACACGTCGATCGCGTTGCCGCGGCCGTCGGTGTCGTCTGCGATGGCCAAATACAGCTCGTTGGGCAGCTCGCGCACGGGCGGGCGCATGCTCATGTAGCCGACGAATCGGCTGCAGGCCCGCGCCAGCGGCGAGGCGTAGAAGGCCACCTCGTTGCGGCGCGCGAACTTCGCGTCGCTCTCACGCGGGTAGGCGACCAGGTAGCTGGCGCTCGACAGCGCCGCCCCGCCGTTCACGTCGCGCGAGACCGTGGGCGCGAACGGGCCATCGCCGCGCAGCGCGTGGGCGATGAATTGAAAGCGGCTGGCAGCAGTGTTTGGCATTCGGTCCGGTGGTCGCCCTACAAAGACAGTTTGTTCCGCACCTGTTGCAAAAGATGCAACAGCCCGGTCTTAGCCTGCGAACCGCAACCACTACGGCGCGACGCCAACGATGGACATCAACACGCTCAAGGAAGCCCTGGGGGACGAGAAGTTCGCCCAGTTGCACGGCTATGTGACCGACCTCATCGGGCAGCGCGACACTGCCCGCAACGAGTCGATCACCGGCAGAAAGAGCCTCAAGGGCAAGGTCGATGCGCTCGAAGCGCAGCAGGCCGCGCTGTTGGAAAAGCTTGGCCTGTCGTCGGCTGAAGAGCTGGAAGCCCTGCCAGACGTGAAGGGCATGGCCGACGCTGCGAAGCAGCTCGACGCGCGCATCAAGCGCGCCGAGCGAGAGCGCGACGAGGCCAAGAAGACGGCAGAAGAGGCAAGCGGGAAATATCGCGGCAGCCTGCAGAAGGCGGCCATCGCGGAAGCGCTCGGCGGGCATGACTTCGTTGCCCGCGACATCGTCGAGACCTACGTCAGCCAGCGGCTGGCCTGGGAAGGCGACGATCTGCTGTTCAAGTCCGACGACGGGAAGCTGATTCCCGTCAAGGACGGAGTCGCCGGGATCGCCAAGACGCGGCCCGAGCTGCTCAAGCCTCAAGGCACTGGAGGTGCCGGGGTGCGTCAGTCCAATGCTGGAGGCAGCGGCGGCGCGAAGACGTTGACACGTACCCAGTACGACTCGATGACGCTGGAACAGAAAGCGGCGATCGACTGGAAAACGGTCTCCATGGTCGACTGACACCTATCCACTGCTGAGGAATATATGGGCACCGCAAATACACTGACCAACCTGATCCCGACGATCGAAACGGCGGCCGATACCGTCTCGCGCGAACTGACCGGGCTCATCCCGGCCGTGACGCGCAACTCGAGTGCTGCGCGAGCTGCACTGGCCGAGACGATCCGCTTCCCGGTCGTGCCCGCCTACACGCCGGCGGCGATCACGTCGGCGGCGACTGGCCCCGATCCTTCCGACTCGGACATCGGCTCGGACACGATGTCGATCTCTTCGAGCGAGAGCGTGACGTTCTGGTGGAACGGCGAAGAACAGCGCGGCCTGAACAACGCCGGGTATTACAACCAGATCCTGCGGGATCAGTTCACGCAGGCCATGCGTGCCCTGGTCAACAAGATCGAGCTGGAACTGGCCGGCCTGTACGTCTACGCCTCGCGCGCCTATGGCACCGCGGCCACCACGCCGTTCGGTACGGCTGGCGACTACACCGATGGGGCCTACGTCCGCAAGATCCTCGTCGACAACGGCGCCCCCACGGGCGACCTGCAGCTGGTGGTCTCCACCGGCGCCGGCGCGAACCTGCGCGGCAAGCAAGGCGGCCGTGGTGTCGATGCCGAAGGTTCGTCCGATCTGCTGCGCCGCGGCGTGCTGCTCGACATCCACGGCTTCATGGTTCGCGAGTCGGCGCAGATCAAGGCGCACACCAAGGGCGGCGGCACCGGCTACGATTTCGCCAGTGGCGGAGAGGCCATCGGTCAAACCACGCTGACCCTGGAAGGCGGCACGGTCAACTCCACCGGCTTCAAGGCCGGCGACATCGTGACGCATGCTGGCGACTCGGTGAACAAGTACGTTGTGAAGACTGGCCTTACCGCGACCAGCGGCGACATCGTGATCGGCGCCCCCGGGCTGCTGGTTGCCGGCGTCGATGCGAACGAACTGACGATCGGCAACAGCTACACCGCGAACTTGGCGTTCTCGCGCTCGGCGATCCACCTGATCACCCGCGCGCCTGCAATGCCGGCCGGCGGAGACGCTGCCGACGACGTGATCGAAGTGCAAGACCCGGTTTCCGGGCTGGCCTTCCAGATCGCGATGTATCGCCAGCGCCGTCGCGTGGCATACGAAGTCGGCATCGCGTGGGGCAGCAAGGCCGTGAAGCCGGAGCACATCGCGATCCTGCTGGGCTAATAGGGACGGGCCCGGCAACGGGCCTGCTCCTCACCACCCAAGGAACACGACATGACCACTTCATACAGGCTGGAGCCTGGATATGCCCTGACGGTCACGCCGACCACCGGCGCTCGCGTCGTGTCGGTGGCGTGCTCGGAAGACAGCGGCGAGTCGGCGCTGATCCGCTCGGCTCGCACATGGGGGCCGTACCTCATGCCGCGGACGTTCTCCGTGCGCGGCGATGCGACTGCTTCGACCGCAGCGTCGACCGTCGGAGCTTCGCTCGGCGGCCTGTTGCTGGTGTCTGACGGTGCGCCGGAAGATGCGACGCAGGCCACGATCAACGTCAACCCCACGGGCAACGACAACGGACTGACGTTCACGGCGCGGCAGTACGGCGCCGGCGGAAACGCCATCACTGTGACCTACGTCGATCCGGGTGCAAACGACGCTGCACTGGCTGTGACGGTGGCAGGGAATGCCATTCGGGTCAGCCTGAAGACAGGCGTAGCTGGCGCGATCGAGAGCACGGCGGCGGAAGTGCTGGCGGCCATCGAGGCGCACGGTGCGGCGAACGAGCTGGTGACGGTCGCCATCATGACGTCCGACTCCGGTGACGGCGATGATGGATCTGGCGTCGTCACTGCGATCGCTTCGACTGCGCTGGCAGGCGGGGCTGGGACAGGAATCGGCATCGCGCGACCTGGTGCGCTGTGCATCGACACGACCAACGGTGCCGTCTACCGCAATGGCGGCACGCGCCTGGTGCCTGACTGGCACGCCAACGGGCAGTTCCTGTCGACCTATGTGCCGTTCGCCAGCGCCGTCAGCATCACGACGAACACGGCCAAAGATGTGTGCACGCTCGAACTCCCGGCGGGCGAGTGGGACCTGTCGGCCGTGGTCGAGCGCAATCTCACCGGCGTGACGGCGACGCGGTATGCCGCATCCATCTCGCTCACCGCCGATACGGTGGCCCCAGCCGGCGGCGGATCTGGGCTCGGGACGACCGGAACCGTGACGCAGTTCGCCACGTTCGGCACGACGGTCACGGGGTCATTCGCGACGGTCATCCCGGAGACGCGGCTGGTGATCACAGAGGCCACGACGATCCACCTGGTGGTGATCGACCTCTTCTCGGCCGGCACACTGACGGCGTTCGGCACGCTGCGCGCGAGGCGCATCGTCTGATGGCTGACGTGTTCACGCCTTCGGCCAAGCTGCGCGTGAAGCGCGACGGCCCGCGCGGATGGCACTGGATCGCCGCCGCGCACTATGACCCGTCCAGGCACGAACTGGTCGACCATCCAGTGCCACAGCCCGAATCCGATCAACCCATGAAGCGCGGCCCAGGCCGCCCACGCAAGGACCAAGGAGCCCAAAATGGCAACCGCTGAGAATGCGAAACTGCAATACGAGGCGGGGCAGAACGCCGTCGCCATGTCGGAGCTGACAAACAGCGGCGACGAAACCACGTTCACCAGCGCTGCGACGCTTTGGTCGGCACGCTCTGGATACGCTCCTGTCGTGCGGCCTAACGGCCTGCTGACCGGCGGCGCGGTGTCCGTGCACGCCGACAACGACAAGGTCACCGTCGCTGCGCTGACGCTCAACCTGGCCGGCGTCGTCACGTCGGTGGGTGCGGGCACCGCCACCATCACGCGACCGGCCGGCGCATTTGCGAAGGTATGCTCGATCACCATCAACAGCAGCGGCGCCATTGCGGTGGTTGCCGGCGCCGACAGTGGAAGCACGGCATTCAGCGAGACTCGCGCCGCCAACGGCGGGCCGCCGTTGATCCCGGTCGGGTCGGTCGAGATCGCACAGGTTCGCGTGACGACTCAAGCCGCTGGGGCGGTGGCGGCCTCCGAGATCTTCCAGGTGGTGGGCTTGCACACCGAGCGCGCCGACTTTCCGCTGTGGGATGTGAACTACGGCAGCGGCACCGTGACTTTTCTCGGCGCACTGCCAGAAATCCACACCGGCGCCGTGCCGAAGAAGGTCTACGCGAGCTATGCCTCGCCGATCTTCGCCGACGTGGCGCTGTCCAGCGACTTCGTGCCGCCAGAGACCTCGCACTCGGTCAGCTCGACGCAGGTGTACGGCACCACGCTGGGCGCCACCTCGAGCACGCTCGGCCAGGGCAGCTTTACGGCCTACCTGAACAACGGTGTGGCCGACGCGCTGGTACTGCTCAAGAACCTGACCCTGTGGTTCAAGTTCTTCCCAGACCGCTACGCCTCGCCGTACATCCTGGCGCAGGGCAAGCTCGGCATCTCGCGCACGTTCCCGGCCGGCGATTCGATCCAGGCCGCGTGCACGATCTCGGCCTCGGCTGCAGCGGCCGAGGTGAACTGATGGCCTTCGACGCGGCGAAGTTCGAGCGCGCGAAGCTGGAACCGCGCCGCGCGACGGTGGCGGTGCCAGCCCTGGCGCCGTTCTTCGACGACGGCGAGGCGCCGGCCTGGCAGGTGCGCGGGCTCACGTCGAGCGAGCTGCACCGCGCCATGGAAGCCGGCAAGCGTCAGGGCAGCATCGAGAGCATCGTCAAGGCCCTGGCCGCCAGCGGCGACCAGGCGCAGGCGGTGCGCAAGGCCCTGGGCCTGACGGCAGACACGCCGGGCGAGATCGCCAAGCGCCTGGAAATGCTGGTCATGGGGTCCGTGGCGCCGGCGATCGAGTTGCCGGCCGCCGTGAAGCTGGCCGAGGCGTTCCCGATCGAGTTCCTGACGCTCACGAACGAGATCACGGAGCTGACGGGCAAGGGCTTCGACCTGGGAAAAGCGCCAGCCGCCTCGCTGCAGACCACGGACTGAGGGTCAGCATGCAGCTGCTCGAACAGCGCGGCGGCTTCCTCCACGAGCATCGGCCCGACATCATCCCGCAGGGCTTCCTGACGGACGAGGAACTCGGCCTGTGGGCGGCCTACTACGAGCGCAAGGCAGCGGAGGCCAAGCATGGCTGACCTGACCAAGACGGTCTCGATCATCTTCCAGGGCGATGACCAGATCACGGTCACGACCGACAAGATCGCCAAGACGTTCACCGCCGTCGGCGCCGAGGCGGAAGGCGCAACGACGGATGTAGGCAAGCTCGGGACCGAGGTGGAAGACCTCGGCAAGAAAAGCGCCGGCATAGACACCGTCACGACGGCGCTCAAGGCCCTGGCCGCGTCGCTGATCGTCAAGGCGTTCATCGACGCGAACGTCGAAGCCGAGAAGTTCGAGCGGACGATGACGCTGCTCAAGGGCAGCAGCGCGGCCGCGGCCGAAGAGTTCGACTACATCAGCGGCTTCGCGCAGCAGCTTGGGCTGGACCTGTTCTCGACCGCGAACGCTTACGCGCAGCTGTCAGCCGCCACCCTGGGCACCGTGCTCGAAGGCAAGGCCACGCGCGACGTGTTCGAGGCCGTGTCGCGCGCCATGGCGGCCCTGGGCAAGAGCAGCGGAGAGACCGAGGGCGCTCTGCTGGCCGTGTCGCAGATGGTGTCCAAGGGAACGGTCAGTGCCGAGGAACTGCGCGGCCAGCTGGGCGAGCGGCTGCCGGGCGCTTTCCAGGTCGCGGCCAACGCCGTCGGCGTCACGACCGAGGAACTCGGCAAGCTGCTGCAGGGCGGCAAGATCATCGCCGAGGACTTCCTGCCGAAGTTCGCAGACGAGCTGAACAAGACATTCGGCGGCGCATCGTTCGACGGCTACGTGGCGTCGATGAACAACCTGCGGACAGCGATTTCGCTGGCGTTCATCGACCTCGGCAACGCTGGCGCATTCGATGCGTTGATCGTCGGCGTGAACGCGGTCACGGCCATACTGACGGGTGCCATCTCTGCCATCAGGCTGTTTGGCGAGACGTTCGGAAATTTCGCTTACAGCGTCAACACCGGCGACTGGAGCGGATTCGGTGATCGCTTCCGCGAGGCGCTTGACAAGGCGGCCGGCGGCACCAAGAGCCTGATCGACGCGCTGGCCGGCACAGAAGACCAGACCAAGGACGTGGCCACGGCCGGCAAAGATGCCGGCGACGCCATCGCCGATGGCATGGCCAAGGGCGCCGCGTCGGCCACCGACATGACCAAGGCCTCTGCCGAGGTCGACAAGGCACTGAAGGCCCTAGGCATCGACCCCAAGATTTTCGACGACCCGATCAAGCTGATCGTCGAGGCCTTCCAGGGTCTGGCCACCAACGTCGCGGCATCTGGCGAGCAGATCATCGTCGGCCTGGTCGGCGCGCTGCAGAACCTGCCGGCCGGCGCGGACCTGGGCGGGATCGAAGCGGCGCTGAACAAGGCGTTCGAGTCGGGCAAGCTGTCGGCCGATGATTTCAGCGTGGCGCTGGAGCTGCTCAAGGTCAAGCAAGACGACCTGTCACCGTCGTTCACCAAGACCACCGAGGCGGCTGACAAGCAGACCGACTCGATGAAGAAGACGGCCAACGAGACGAAAAAGGCCGAAGAAGCGGCGCAGAAATTCGCGATCGAGATGGAGAAGATCGCGAGCAACGAGCGGATCAAGAACATCGAGGCCGTGGTCACGCTGAAGGTGGCCGACCTGGAAGCGCAGACCGAGCGCATCAAGGCCGCGTTCTCGTCGATCGACAACACGGTGAACAGCACCGCCGACCTGATCGGCGACCTGTTCGGCGTGCTTGCCAATGCGACTCCGAACACGGCTGCATTCGACATCATCGAGCGGCAGTTGGACCTTGAGAACAAACGCCGCGAAGAAGCGCTCGATCTGCAGAAGAAACTGACCGAGGCTCAGATCGAAGAGATCAAGGCCCGCACCACTGCCATGCAGCAGGGCGAGGGGATCATCAAGATCGACGGCGCCGGGCTGCAGCCGCACCTGGAGGCGTTCATGTGGGAGATCCTGAAGACGATCCAGGTCCGTGTGAACGCCGACGGGCTGGCCATGCTGCTGGGGGTGTAAAACATGCTGGCCACGATCTCTACACTCGAATTCGATCCGGCAGGATTTCTGACGCTGCAGGTCAGGCCCGGCAGTGCGTTTCAGGAACGCCGCCGGCGCGTGAACCGCATCGCCACGCTCGACGGCGGGGCCGTGATCAACGACTTCGGCTATGCCGAGGCCGACAAGACCATCGCGCTGGCGTGGGAGCCGACAGATCGCGTCACCGAGGCGGCCATCGACCGCCTGGCGAGGCTGTACGGGCGCCTGAACGTGTCCATCGACGGCGCCATGTACCTGGTCGCGGTGGAGTCCTACACCCCAGGCACAGACGAGTCTCAGCTGCGGCTTCTGGTGATCGAGAAACTGACAACCTGACAGGAGCCAACCATGGCAGTACCAAGCGTTGCGACCTACTCTGGCGCGGCACTCGTTGCCGCTCACACGTCGTTTCGTGACCTGATCGACAGCGGGAGCGGCGCCGGCTACGTGAACATCCGCAGCTCGGCCGACGTGCTGCTGGCCGTGTGCCCGCTGGCCGATCCATGCGGCAGCGTGCACGGAACGACAGGGCAGCTCACGTTCTCCTTCAATGGACGCGACGAGAGCGCGAACGCCAGCGGCACGGCAGCCTATGCCGAGTTCTGCGACAGCGATGGTGACGTGCACCTGGCGCTGCCGGCCCAGGCCGGGACGGTGGCCGTAGCCGGGAAGATCGTGCTGAACACGCTGACCATCGTCAGCGGAGCACCGGTGGAGATCCTGAGCGCCACCATCGGGTAAAGCCGCATGTACGACGACTACTTCTCTAGCGTCGTCCTGCTGCTGCATTTCGACGGGACGAATGGCGCAACGACGACTGTAGACAGCAGTCCCGTCGGCTGGTCTGTCACCGTTTCTGGAGCCACGCTTTCGACAACGTCGCCGGCATTCGGCACCGCGGCGCTGAACATGACCACCGATCCTGGGTGGCAGATTGCCGTCGACTCGTCTACCGAGTTCAATTTCGGCACTGGCGATTTCACTGTCGAAGGGCAAGTGAAGACCACGGCTTCCAGCGTGCCGATTCTGAACGCCCTTCCTTCAGATCAAGACGACTGGCGCTGGTACGTCCTAATCAACGCTTCGGGCTATCTGGAGTGGTGGCGTTACCCGGCGATTGGAGCCGCAGTCAAGATCGCCGGGGCAACTTCGGCTGCGGTCAATACTGGCTCTTGGGTGTCGTGGGCCGCGTCGCGGGCTTCCGGCACCCTGAAGCTTTTCGTCAACGGGGTAGAGGTCGCTTCGGCATCCGACTCGACCGACTATCAGCCGGACATCAATTTCCTTGCGGCCGGCGAAGGCTTCGTCGGCCGTTTCGACGAGGTCCGCATCACCAAGGGCATCGGTCGGTACACGGCTGGCTACACGGCACAGACAGAAGCCTTCCCTGACGAAGGCCCACCGACACCAGAGGGCGTTGTCGCTGTCGCGGCCATTCTTGGTCAAGACGTTGAAGTCCTGGCGCACAGCCTGTATGGATTCGTCGCTGTCGATACTTTGCTCGGAGCGCCAGCGCTGCGCGCGCACGCCCTATACGCTCGCGCCTCGCTTCCAAACATCTTAGAAGGCGCGGCGCAAGTGGTCGCATGGCACGACTTTACGGATGCCATCGATGAAACTGCGCCAACGCGCTACGTCATGGACCTGGTGACGCCAGGCGGTCTGGTGCGCGTGCCCATATCGAGCTGGCAGGCCACGCTGCAAACAGACGTGCAGAGCTACGTGCAGAGCGTCGTGCCTGCCGCCGCGGCCTGGGTGCCTGACATCGAAGCGGCCACCGAGTTCGTCATCTCGCGCAGAGGCCAGCTGCTTGACGGAAACGAAATCGAGTACGAAATGGCGCGTGCTCAGAATCAGACGGTTTCCATCGACTATGGTCCGAGCAACTACACCGCAACGCTCAGCGGTTACACCGCATCGCTGACCTACAACGAAGACCCGTCTGCGGCACAGGATCGCGTCTTGACCGGCATTCGCACCGTGTCGCGCAACAGCGGCACCACGCGCGTCAGGTGCAGCATCGACTGGCTCCTGCGCCCAGGCAACAGGGCGTTCCTTGATCAGGAGGAGATCATCGTGCGATACATCAACTACTACGTTCCGGGCTTCGATCAGTACATGGACGTCGGCGACAGGACGACCTGATTTATGGGCTACGCGCTGATCGTCGGCGGCGGCACGGACGGTCGCTACACCATCTCGCTGGACATCGGCGAAGCGATGCGCGACGCGCTGGTGACGCGCTTCACACAGCAAGCCTCGGCAGCGCAAGAGCGGCTTACCGTTGCGCAGGCTGAGCTTGATGCAAAGACGGTCACGCTGAACGAGGCAACCACGGAGTACAACGAAGCGACGGACGCCTACATCGCGTTGCAGCGCGGGGAGATTGAGCCAGAAGACGAAGAAGAGTTCATAGCGATCGTCGACCGCTACAACCAAGCGCAGGCCGCGTACATCCGAGCCAAGGCTGACCACTCTGCCGCGCTGGCAAATCGCAACATGCTCTCTCACGCCAAGACGACCATCGACAAGGCGCTTGCAGGGTGGCAGGCCCAAGTCTTGACCGAGACGCGCGACGCCTGGTGCACGGACTTCACGGAAGACGCCACCGGGTACGTGGCGACGCTGGACATCCCCGGAGAGTCCGATCTGCTGCTGATCGCGCCTGGCGGCCGGCAGCCAGTGCTAAGCACAGACGGTGCTTTCCTGTCACGAAACCTGATGGCGCCATGGCAGGCGTACTTCAACGCTGCGATCCTGCCGGGCTGGCAGAAGTTCAAGCCGACATATCGGTGGGGCACGATCACGGCACTGGACGAAGACGCCGACACGGCATCGGTGACGCTGTTCGCGTCGACATCCAGCGCGCAGCGGTTGTCGGTCAATCAGGCGTCAACGTTGACGAACGTCCCGATCGTCTATATGACATGCAACGCTTCAGTATTTGAAGTTGGTGACAATGTCGTCGTTGAATTCCAAGGACAAGATTGGAATGCGCCGCGCGTAATTGGGTTCTTGGACAACCCGCGGGCATGCAATTGGATGATGATCGGCGGCGGGTATATAAGCGTAGGCCGCTTAAGTCCATTCTTTGCCGCGTTTTCAGAAGATTCGTATGAACTGCTCAGTTCTGCTACGTTTGAAGTTCGAGAAAATAGAGGTGACTGGATAGAGCTTGTTAATGATTTTCCTGGTGGAAATGAAGAAGAATATTCAGCTCTTATTAGAGAGTGGGAGTTATACCCTGGGGTCGTTGAAGAGGTCACATGCACCATCATAGTTATGCGACCTTCTCAAATGGCATTTAGATTTCCAGCACTTCCGCTTATTGATGGTGCTACAGCTTATGTTTCTTTTGAAGCTGCCGGTGAAACCGGGTATTCTGGTCCAAGGCCATTAAGCACATTTGAAGTCCGCGCGCGCACTTTAGATCAAACGCTGCGCCTTAACGTGGCCACCATTGAAATTGGATGGGCAGACGAAAATATTCCACCTGAAGGAAAATCAGCAGGCGGGCGTAAACAGTATGCTGGATACGTTCAAGCCGGCGTGCTCGACTACCAGCTTTTCAGCGAAACCGGAGATTGACGATCACTTGATCCGCACCCGCCTCCGGTAGCCATTGCACGCCCCCGCAACCACTCCCACAGGCGAGCCCGCCAGCGCAAGACGCGCGGCGGGCTCTTCCATTTCTGCCCACGCTCCTGCAGCGTCGCGCACCAGCTGCACCGGCCCGAGCAGCCCGGCCAGCAGCGCGCGGGTGCGGTCCCGATCGGCGTCGCTCTCCAGCGCGTCCCTGAGCTGCAGCATCTGGCGCCGGTAGGCCGCCATGATCTGCGCGGCGGTGGGCGCCGGTGCAGCCACCGGCGGCGCGGCCTGGCGCAGCGCCTCAAGCTCGGCCTCTGCCTCCGCCAGGCGGGCCTGCAGAGCACCGGACAGGCCAACCTGGGCCACCGCATCGACCAGGCGCGCGATCTCGGCCTGCAGGGCTTCCTGACGTGCCGGCTTGGCCTTCCTGCCGCCACGCTGCGCACTGGCCAGCGCCTCGCGCACGGCGCGGTGCAGATCCGCCATGGCCGCCGGGCTGAGCAGCTCGTCTCGCACCACCGTCAGCAGCGCCTGGTCGACCGCCCGGCGCTGGTAGGCCGTGGCGTTGCCGCAGACGCTGGCGCCGCGGTCGTGGTGCACGTTGCAGCCGTAGCGCCGCGCGTCGATGGCCGTCATCGGGCCGGCGCAGGCGGGGCAGCGCAGCACGCCGGCGAACAGGGTGCGCAGCGGGGCACCGGCGCCAGTGCGTGTGCCGCGGGCCGGGCCGCTGCGCTGGCGCTCGCGCACCGCGCGCCAGGTGGCCTCGTCGACGATGCGCAGCTCGGGCGCATCGCGCACCTGCCACTCATGGCGCGGCCGGTCGACGTAGCGCCGGGCGCCGGTCTCAGGGTCTTT